GCACTACTAATGCAATCACAGCTGCAACAGTTATCCCGATTGGGTTTGAGAACAAAGCAACATTGAACAAGTTTTGTGAAATCGTTGCAGCGATAGAAACCAAACGCAGAGCTACAAACGCTGTTGTCAAAGCAAGTATGGTGTTCCCGAACGCCCCCATGTTCGTTGTTGCGTTAAGGAATGTTCCAGCCAACATCTGCATCCCTGCGCCGAGACCCTTTTCACCAACAGTTTCCCCAAACTTCGTGGCGTAAGGAACAACTTTGTTGATCATAAAATCAGCGAACTTCTCAAACAGTGGCAACAACAGTGTTCCTAGTTCATCTCGCACATGACCAAACGCAGCACCAATCTTGAATGTTGCTGTAGCCGTTGCCTCTGCAGTACCACCAACCTGTGTTTCAATCGCCTGCAACAGCAGCTCTTGAGCCTCATACATTTTCCCTGACTCAACCAACGCTTTGATTTTCTCTTTTTCTTGCGCAGTGAAAGTCACACCAGAACGAGCAAGAGCTGTAATACCTTTGATCGGATCGTTCAGAGCTTTACCTAGTTGAACAGCGTTCTGTGTTGCCTCACCGAAACCTGCAGCCTGCAAGTCCAACGCTGATTGTGTTGCCCGATCAAACAAACCGCCAGTGACATTTGCTTCCTGTGCGATCTCCTTGAATGTAAGCAGTTTGCTTTGAACATCCTTGATGGATTCTGCGAGGATGCCGAACTTATATTCACCCTTGTCACCGATTTCAATGAGGCGTTTAGTTACAGCGTCAGTTTGCGCACCGAACAACCCCATTGTTTTATTGACTGCAGCAAGGCGATCATCAGCCTGCTTAGCGAACTCTGCACCCTTAACGAAGTTGAGAGCAACAGCACCTAAACCAGCAGCAGCTAGACCGCCATACTTAGCAACATTTTTCAGCCCGTTGGTTGCAGCTTTGTCAAATGTGCGCAGACCGAATGTTGCCTTGTTTCCAGCACCCTCAATCTTCTGAAAATCTTTAATAGCCTTACTGATGCCCTTGCTATCAAATGTACTGACTATGTTTACGCCAACTGCCATAGTGTTATCCGTTCAATCGTTTCTGGACATCAGCATCTATTTTACGGATTGAGACTTCAACTGCTTTCTCAATAAGAGGCAAATGTTTTTCTGTTGCAGGATACATCACACGGGAACGATACTTTCCCTGTTTCGTTTTGACTTTCAAATGTTTGTCTAGGTTGGCAACGAACTTCTGTCCTGCACTAGCACCAGATCCACGCCCGCTACCAACAACAGATCCAGCAGCATCAAACACTTGACCTCCAGCATCCGACTGTTGCAAACGGATCAACCCATGCTGCCCAACGCCGTTTGGTTTCTTCGTTGATACAGCAACACGAACTTTGCTTTTCGCTGCAGCCCCCTTGTATTCAGGCAACCGTGACTTGCCTTTGCGCCCTCCAGATGTGTGCCAGTTTAACAACGGCTCTGTAGGGAACTCCCGACCAACAGCATCAGCAGCAGGCTGTGCAGACAATTTCAGATCTTTCTCAATGATCGTGTATGCGCTGCGTTCATATTTTCGTAGCTCTGCCAGAGTTTCACGCACACCATAAACTTCAATTTTCATTCCCATAGTGTGCAGATACTACTACCGTTTGCGATTAGCCCGTTCAGCTCGCTTCGTTAGATAGTCCAACATCGCTTGCAGCATCACATCACTTTCATCTAGCAACGCTGTTGGCGCAATGCCTGTCTCACAGGCTAGGAAGGCAACGATCCAGTGTGCGGAATCGTCACCTAATCGGCTTTTGGGGCTTCTGGTTCCTCACGCATCTCAACCGTGACAACAGTGTTGATCCAATCAGGGTCAAACTTCAAGCTGGTTTTGCGTGTGCGTGTCTCACTATGCCACGCCAACCATGCAAGATCTGTTAGGCGAATCTCTGTTTCAAAGCGGGCAACGCTGCGTGACCATGTGCGCTCAAACGCAACGAAGTCAGCGAACACAGCATCAACATCAGCCTTTGTGCCGTCATTGAACTCAACCATCAAAGCAATTTTCATTGCAGTCTCCTTCTAATTGTTTGTATTACTTATACTGTTTTGACTAGCGTGCCACCAGTAAAGGTAAGCGAAGTCATTGCTAGCTCTCCAACCGTTGCCGACACAGGTGTGTGGCTTGACAAGAATGTTCCAGTGACAGTGTAAAGAGGGTTTGTTGCGCTGGTTGCAGCCGAACTTGCACGGACAGTCACGCTTGTTTGTGTTCCCACCAACGGGAAAACTGTCGCTTCAACATTTGCTGCAGCGAAGTCTTGCATGAATTCAATCGTGATCGTGTTGTTCTGCAAGCCACCGATAAATGAACGGTTGCCTCCGAACGCAGTCACTTCAACTGATTCAACTTCATAATTGAGTTCAACAGAGTTCGCCCTGTTGCTGAGTACAACACCATTAACAGTGATATCTGCGTCTTTGAGAACTAATTGAGCCATGATTATTTTTCCGTTTCGGTTGTTACTGACTTAGAGATTTTGGAATTGACCTCAGCGATATGACCGCCTTGAACCAACGCCTCAATGTTACACCCATCCAATGCGTCACTGTCCAGCAGCTCGCCTTGTTTGCCTGCAGCAAAGTTGTCGCTTAATACTTTGTAACTTGCCATGTGATGTTTCCTATCCGTGAACTTCCACTTGCATTTGAATAACTAGAAACTGTGCGCCTCCAGCATCAAGGCTGGTTATGTCTGCACCTGATCGTACTATGAGAGTTGAGCATACGCCACCAAGTGTCTGATCTCCCTCTATTGCTGCACGAACACTTTTGCTACCAGAGTAGGAAAGATAATCGTCTAATGCTGCATGAGCTGTGCGATCAAGGTAGCGACCAACAACAACATATATAGTCCAGTTCATAACAACATCACCGCCACCATAGGCTCTGTGATAGTCAATGCTGTTCAGCTCTGGGTATCCGAACGGAGGGTTTTCTTGCTCAGGCTGGTAGTTGAAAGTTCTCAGACCTGTGATAGTTGCTAGGCGTGCTTGCAGCCCTGTAGCTACCTGAGAAACTGTTGCTGGCATCAGATAACCCCGAACACAACATACTGGTTGAGCAGGTCACGAACATCTGGATCAACAGCCCGAACCTGCAGAGCCATGTCAGCGAAACCGACAACGCCTAGAGCTGCATTCAGGCGGGCAAACTGGCGCATGGCGAGCAGCACGCAAGCCTGCGAAACATCAGATGGCACAGCGTTCCAGCCCCATTGCGCCGTGACCTGAACTGTTGGAAATGATGGTGTTGTATATAGCGGGAAGGTTGCACCGCCAACCATGCGGGCGTGAACATATGGGTAGGAACGAACCGCAGCGTCTGTCGGTTCAAGGATGTAATCAACGCCCTGAGTGAGCGTGGTTGCATATGTTCCATTTCCTGCTGTATCAATTTTGATCGTCACTGTTGTGCTTGGTAGATCCTGTGGCATCCGCAACAAATATTCGTTGAGTGGATAAATGTTCAGTGAGGTTGATGAGGACTTGTAAAAGAACCTGCCACAGTAACCATCAATGCGCCTAGATGCCGACTCAATAGCTTTCTCCAGCAGGCTGTCATCAACATTGTCTGTTAGACGCAGAGCAGATTTGACCTCTGCCAGCGTACAGTAACCGTTCACGATTGCCATGAACTATGCCTTGCGCTTAGATGCAGCCTTGCGTGTAGCACGCTCTGCTACAGGCTCAATGCTTGCAGTTTCAATCTCTGGTTCGCTTAGATACTTGTGTTCAAAACCAAGTTCACGAAGCGCAGCATCAACCGCCTTGACACGATCTTTCAAACCTCTGCGCTCATAACCTAAACGCTCAACAAGTAGGGCTTCAATTTGTTTGTTCATGACGCAGATCATACACCTGAAAATAGAAAGACCGCCAACACCGTTCAAGATGCTGGCGGTCTTTCGGTCTAATCCGAAATGTAGTTATCGGCTTTAGAAGGTTGGTGTTACCAATCCAGTTCCTCCGATTAGGGAGAAAGCATTTGGGTAACGGTTGGCGGTGAACGCACTGTAACCGTAAACGATCATGGTTACATCAAGTTCAGAAGCCTTTGGTTGCTCAAAGCGCAACATCATTGGCTCGCCAGAACCCTGTTCAAACAAGTGTGCTTCCTGAGTGTTACCCAAGATGATCACATCTTCGTTTGCACCAGCACCGTTGGTTGTGATGACATTGGCATCCGTGATAACTGGCAGACCCAAAATGGTGTAACCACTGTTGCCATATACAGGTGCGCCATTGCCCGCAGCAATCGCAGGCTGACCGTTGAAGTTAGGCACTGGCACAGCCAATGGTCGCTTCTGATCGTCAAGTGCAGCCAAGATGAAAGCCAAACGGCGTGGGTGCATCAAAATGAAGTTCGGTCCAGCAAAGAAGTTGGTTTGGATACGCTGAATAGCGTCAGCCAACTTTGGATACAACTCTGCAACGGTTGGCGAAGCATCGGTGTAGGTCACAACTTGCGTGATTGTGTTCGTCAGCGAAGTTGCTGATGTAGTAACAAACAACGAATCAAGGTTTGTGTGGTAAGCAGAAACAAGATCAGCCATTACTAGCGAATCGATGTTTGTGCCACGCTCAATCGCTTGGCGTGAAACATTCTGCTGACCAGCAACAGTGACAACCGAAACATCAAGCTTCGTATCATCCATGTTGGTTTCCGAAACAGCTGCACCTTCAGTTTGAACTGCAGTGCTTGAACCAGTCGTTACCTTGCTGATGCTGATAACTAAACCAGAGTCAGGAAGTTGATGCTTGCGAGCCACTTCCAAGAACGGGCGTCCTGCACGAGCAAACGGTGCTGCCAATTCTGTGAGGAACTGTGGAACAACAAGACCAGCGAAGTTTGCACTGGTTACATCACGGCGTTCAATTTTTTCCTCTTGCATGTGGCGTGCGAGACGCTCTTTTGCGGAGAAGTCGTTGTTGAACTGTGCAGAGTATGCGTCAGCAATGAACGAGGTTTCAGCCTGTGGGCTGTAGGTGCGTGCTTCTGACTTAACTACTGCTGGTGATGCAACTGCATCAAACTTCTTTTCTTTGCGAAGTTCTGCAGCCTCAGCCGAACGCTTTTCAAGTTCGCTGTGGGTTTTGATTTGCTCATCCAATGAACGAACCTCGTCAAGTGCTGCAACGATTTCTGCATCTTGTTCAGGTGAAAGTTCACGGGCTTCTGTTTGTGCTGCTGCAACAATGGCATCTGCCTTTGCAAGCGCAGCGTCACGCTTTTCAATAAGTGATTTACTAAATGACATAATGACCTCCAAGATCATCTGATTTGAATATGTGTTTTCCTTTCAGTGTTAGGAGGTCAGTGACAAACTATGTCGGCTGTCTAACGGCTGCGAAGTTTATGCAAAGCGATCTGGTTCTTACGCAGACTCAATGTAGAAACTGGTGCAACAGTAACAGGTTCGTTTAGTTTGCGCAACTCTGCCACCGTCTGCTCATATGCAGGGAAGGTCACAACGCTAACATCAAACAGTTGAACCTCACGCAGCTCACGAACTGAACGATCAGTGTTCCAGTTATCTTTGACTGTGCGGAACGCAAAGCTCATCTGCGAGAGATCGCCACGCTTCATGGCTGACATGATCCGTGCAGCATCAGGGTTCATTGGATCAAGCTCTGCTTCAACACGCAATCCACGCTCATCTTCTTCAAGTGCGAGAGTTCCAGACTTAGAGCGTGCCAACGGTACGCCTTCATGATCAATCAACAGGCGAACATCTGCGCCATCATTTAGCGTTTTGCTAAACGCACCACGCTTAACAAACTCTGTGAACCCCATGTACTCCGAAGGGGAATCCCACACGGCTGCATAGCCGACAAGTGTTCTGCCACCGTTCTCTGCACGAACCTCCAGATTGGAATACGCAATGCTGCGCTTCTCATCAATTTCAGTTGCTACCCATTGCACAAGTTCGCTCATAATTTTCTACCTTACTATTCGGAATCTAATTTTTCCACAACACGGTTTGCGTATTCCTGCGCTCTGCGAGCTGATGCTTTTGTTGCGCCTCCGCCCCATAGCAACATGGCAACCAAACCTGCAGTGATTTCATTACCCTGCACAGCATCCAGATCGTCTATGTGTCGTGCGATCCACGCCCCGATCTTGCGCCACTTCGCTTCTGAGATCTGACCTGCAGCCATGTTCCGTGCATCCTCAACTGTCTGTGGCACTAGCCCATCTCCAGACAACCCCTGCTCGTGCAGTGCCAACCCTCGCTTGGCTGATGCTCGCATGAACGCTGGTGCTGATAGATCAACAGCCCTCAGCTCTGAATCCTCGTACATTTCCTCTGGCTCATCCTCATCCTCATCCTCATCAGATTCATACGACAACTTTGCTTGATTCAGAATAGTGATCGCCATGTCTATTGCATCAACAAACATCTGGTTTCGTTTCGCTGATGGTTTTGGCAAACTGGCGATTTTAGTTAGCGTTGAAAACTTGTGACCGACAAGCGTTTCGGAAGCTTCGTACCCGTCATCCTGCTTTTGGAATACACGGATGAGCGCAGCAGGATCATCCTCTGTTCCTGTAACAGTGAAGTCGCTGTTGGGGATGTTGATTGTTCCATCCCGTTCAATTTTTTCAATGCGCCCTCGTGCCCGACCACCTGACGAGTTCCATGAAACAAAATCTCCAATATCAAATGGCATGATCAATCCACATCTGGTGTTAGCAAACGAATATTCGTTGTGCCTGTGTTGGTAATGCCGTAAAGAGTTTCACCAAATGGAACTTGAATCGTTATCGTTTGGTTATTTGGCAGATGCAAACCACTTGTTGTCGTAACTGCACTATCACCAAGATATGTGCTTCCACTTGTTGAGTGCAAATAACAGGTACGAGGCAAGTTATCTGCTGCAACAATTAATGTTGGTGAAGTAGTTACTGTGACCGCTACGGATTTCATGGCTTACCTTTCAGGTGGGATTGTATCTGTGCCGATAGTTGGCAAATCTCCGCCCTCAACACCAGCAACAACTGTTCCAGCTACGCCAAGAACAAACTGATCTCCGCCTTCATATGGCTCACGATTCTCAATCTCACGAGCCTCGTTAGGTGTCATAGTTCCAGACATGATCTGCTTCTGTTGTGCGTTCACACGGGTCATCAAATCGGCACGCAAGAATTCCTCTGGGTTGAAACGAACAGATTGTGGGCGGGGCAACATTTCGCTGAACGCTGATTCCAAACGGCGCACCCATCCAAGCAGCGTGTACTTGAAGAACGCTGAACCTAACGCCTCAATGTTCTGATATGTCTGCGAATCTCCGCCAGTGCCAATGATGAGGTGCAACGGAATCCGATACACACGAGCAATATCACGGATGATTGATTCTTTGTGTTCCAACATTTGCATATCGGCTGCACTGGTTGTAATGCTGCGCCATTTCAAACCGCCCTGCAGCACTGCAGGTTTCCTGTGTTTGTAGTGTGCTTCCATCCAGTTGTCACGGATTTGTCGTGCCTGATCTGTTGTTAATGCGCTGTCTGTTTCCAGAACAGATGACGGTGTTGCGCCCTCGCCATAGAACTGTGCAAGGAAACGATCCATTGCTAAACCCATGCCAACTGTGTTGCGCATAGTTTCTAGCGGGCTGATGCCTCGTAGCTGATTCGGCAGAATAGCCCAATGGATAGCACGAACATCTTTGCTGGAGTATTGAACTTTTCCTAGATCGTAAATCATTTCCCCTGTGTCTGAGATTGCGATTCCTTTGACAGCGTGGGGATGAATATTGCGCATTTCAACGGGAAGTCCGTCTGCGCCTCGTGGCGCATAAATGTAGGCGTTACCATGTAGTGCAAGAGTAAGCATTGTTTGATGCACGAACTCAAACATGTTCTGGTGATCGTTGGGCTGCTGGAATACTGATGGTGTTGGTAGTTTTTCAATCCTGCCTCCTCTAGTGCGCACCAGATCTACTGGCATTGATGCAATAGAGTCCGCAAGAATAGTGACAGATGCGAGCACTGCGCTATGAGCAACAGCAGTGATCTCTGTAACTATTTCTCCAGACCAGTTGTTGTAAAACGGGCGTGCAGTTATTTGGTATGGGTCAATGCTTGTTGGAAGCGCACGCTGTTCAGATTTTTTCCACAAACTCATGCTGCCAAGCCTCCACCGATAACCAAGAGAACGCCTAGAACAATAACACTAATAGGAACACTGAAACTGCCTATGCCAACGACAATGCAGATCCCGCCGATAACTTCAACTGCTGTTGTTACTAATTCTCTAGGTTTCATTCCAAATGTCCAATACTGATGGTTGTGCTTCTGGGGTTTCAGGTTTGCTTGTTGCACGATCCAATGACATAACCATAGCAATACAAGCGTCTATCTTTCGTTTGCTTTTGCCTTTGCTCAATGTCCAGCCTTTGTCGCTCATCCGTTGCGCTGCAGATAGGACTTGATCTGTGAATGTTGGTGCGCCATCATGGGCAATCTTCTTGGCAACGATCATCTCGTAGGCGTTACCGCACGCAGGGATCATCCGTGATGCTGACTGAGGAAATGTAACTAGATTCATGCCCTCATCAGATAGGTATTCTGCGCTGCGCTCAAAGAAAGCAGGGTCATACACGAACTCCCGCACCTCATAGGTGTTGTGCAGTTCCCGCAAATGCGCTTCTACGCCAGCGATATCAATACCTTCCAGCTCTGGATTCCAGATTTTCGCACGCAGAACAACCCGATCCTCTTGTGGCTGTGCGATACAAACAGCAATCGTGTCACGCTTCAACGCCATGTCTATTCCAACCCACACAGGCAGATTGGGGTCAAGTTGATGTGTATGCGATACACATTGTTCCCATGCGCCCGAAGGCAGCCATGATTCTTGGCTTCTAGTCCAGTTGTTCAATCGCCATCTGCGCACACTGGATTCAGCAGACTGTTTCACTGCTGCAGCTAGATCTTCGGGATCAAGCAAGCCCTCAGCAAGGTTCGGGTTCGCTATTGCCCACGCTTTGCGATCATTCAAATCACAATCCTCTGGGGCTTCCCACCACCAGAACCCGAATGTATCGTCATCTACCTCGCCTGCAGCTACTTGTTTTCCGTACTGGTACATCTTTCCTGCAGGGGAATCTAAGTCAAATCCTGCTGTTGTGATGCTGATGCTGATTGGTTCAATACGGTTTCCCGAACCCAACTGCATCTGGTCAAGCAGATCGCTGTTTGATTGCCCCCACACTTCATCTATGAGCGACACGGATGGGTTCAGACCAGCTAAACCTTTGACTTCGCTGGAGAGAACACGGAACACTGAGCCAAATCGGGGCATCTCTATTGCATCACGGTAAATCTTTGCTTCGCTGTTCAGCAGTGGGCTGTTTTGGATTTGTTGTTTTGCTTCACCAAAAATAATCCGTGCCTGCTGACGATCATTGGCGATTGCATAGATTTCAGATCCAGCCTCTCCACTGATCATGGTGAAAACACCGAGCGCACTCATCATAAGGCTCTTACCGTTCTTGCGTGGCAATCCGATTAGCGCACGCCTGTAACGAAGCGTGCCTGTTTCATCATTTCGTTCAAGCAGAGATCGCAGCAACCACTTTTGCCAGTCCGTGAACTGCAAAGGCAGTCCTCCCTTGAAACCTTTTAACACCTGAAAGTGCGCCTCAGCGAACGCAATCAGTTCATCCCCGTCTGTTTGCAAATACTTTCTTGGCGTATAGAACGCTGGCTTCCACTTATTTAGTGGCTGCACGCTTTTCGGCAATGCGCCTGTGGAGATCGCTGAACTCATGCTGCTTCACTTCCCCTGTTCCTAACAGTCCTCGCTCTGATGGGGTAAATCCTATCTGACCAAGCAGCGTGATGATCTGTCGGTCAATCTCTCGCAACGCTCTACGCTCACGCCACAGTGTTTGATCTTGCGCCACCATAGCTCTGACACGCACCCGTTCATCCATAGCCTCACAAAGCATAAGCACCAGCTCTGTGTCCATGTTTTGCTTTAGCCATCCAGCACCGCTAGTCCAAACCTGATTCCATAAACGCAAACCGACACGCTCGCCTAACGGTCTGTGTGGCTCAGGGATATGCGAAGTCGGCAAAGCGACAACATCTGCAATCGGGGCAGGTTTGGGTAACTTGCGACCAGACGGATTCCCTATGCGCTGCTTGCGCTCAACAGGTTTCCTGTTATGCCCACCACTGCCTTTGCCACCCATGAAATGAATCCTCCGATATCAATTAGATACATAGTGTTGCACAACTAAATGGGGCGCACCCTGCGATCAGTCAGAGTGCGCCCCACAGGGGAAATCTAGTTGCTAGATGTTGCTTGGTTCTGCCTGCAGATCAAACCTGATGTTATGAACCTGTGTGATCAGCTTGTTAGACAGCTTTGCGTTGTGACCAGAAACCCAACCACAGGTGCAGGTTATGTGGGTATCCCAAGCGGAATGTTTGTAGGGATGCGTTGTGTATGCGCCAGAGTTTTCGGTGAGCGTTTTCGTGATGGTGTGACCCTCGCAGATCTCCCATGTTGATACTTTGACCTGTTCGCCCATCACTTCATGAACTTCCAGTAGCCCTCAATGTTGCGAGCTGCGTCACCACAGTGGCAGGTTTCCATTTGACCGATTGTTGTAACTATGCGCCCGTCAACAACTGGTGATCCATCTGCGAGCAACCAGTCAATCATTGCATGAACACGCTTGATGTTTGATTCGCCGTAGAAGGCATCTCCTGATTTGTCACTCCATCTGTCAGCCATGTATGTGACTGCGATGTTGCGCATTTGGATCTTTGTTCCACCAGTGCGTGCGTTGCGCAGGTTGTAGATTTTCACGCCTTTGTAGGTTGTGAGATCTTGGTCTGTTGCGTTCATGTTTTGCCCTCCTCTTGAGCCTGCCCTGTTGGGCATGAATAAATCTTGCCTTAGATCCAGCCCGATTGCAAATCTTTCCAGCTCAATTCCCAACAATTCCCGCCCGATCCAGTTCAAACCAGCCCAAGAAAAGTGGTTTTGCTGCTGATGCACCCTCTCTCTAGGCACAGGGGGAGACAGGGTATGGGTTACAGGAAAAAGTGCATATATGGGGGAGGGGGAGGGATGGGTTGAGCTTTGGCTTGGCTTGGCAGGGGATGAGGCTAGTTGGGGTTGATGGGCTTGTTTCCTCGTCTGGAGTTGCATGATCTGTGGGCTGCAGCCAATGGGGAGTTGGGGTCTGATGGGATGAGGTGGTCAGCTGTGAACGGGTCTGCTGTTCCTCTGTTTCCCTCTCCGCATATCCAACAATGTGTGGCTGTATCTCTCACTTGTTTTGCTCTGCGCTTGTATGAGCCTGCGTAGTGTGCTCTGTAGGGCTTTGGATGCGCTCTGTTCCATGCTGTCTGGCATGTGGGGCAGCGTGTGCCGTTTGTTGTTAGGGATCTGCAGGTCAGGCAGGGCTGGCTTAGTGGCACATCAGCCTTCCCAACCGAGCACATTCCAGAATAGGCGTGATCTGTTGGGTTGCATTTTGATTGCTGTCTGCATCATGGCGAACGCTTTGGATTCGTAGTGATGGCAGATAGGGAACGGGGCTTCCACTTTCAGGGGCTTAGCGAATAGTAGGGGCTGCTCTAGGATCTGGCAGTTAGGGGGCAGGGTTTGCTTCGCCCATCTTGATTGCAGCCCTACAGCTACCGCTTTGATCTCAGAGTTAGGGAACGCTACAGACAGATTCTTTGCGAGCATCCCTGAGCCTGCAGCGCACCAGATCTCATCTGGCTGACCAATCTCATTGCTGAATGTTCCCAACATAGATTGAAATGGGGCTACTGCTGACTTGGTATCAAACCCTAGTGGTAGGAACAATGCGCCTGCCTGCTGTGCATAGTCTCTCGCTCGCTTCTGGACAACATTCATATATCCATGTTCTACGAGATGCAGGTCTGTTCCATTGTTCTGCACCCGCTTCATGCGGGGATGTAGCTCTTTCCTCCACGCATAGAATATGGATATCCGTTTGCCTGTCTCCCTGCCTATAACAGAGAGAGCTACTGGTGCGCCTCCAGCGAAAGGTGCGCCAAAGACGATGTGCTCTGCATCTCCGACAACATAGGGGAGGAAGCGAACCTTTGTGCCTCCATCAATCAGATCATCTCTTACAGCAGAGTAGCCGTCATGCTTTGTGACTAGGAACTCTTGTGGTCGGTACTCCACGCTCATAGAAGCCCTGAGACTTTTCCATAGATCCAGTCCTGCACAGGCTGATTGACAACAGCATCAATGACTAGATGGATGCGATCCTGCGCCCCGTTCTGATTTGATACAGCGTGAGGTTTGCGTGTGTCCAGATACCAAAGGCTTCCTGTATCTAGGTGCTCTTGCACCTGAGTGCCGTTTAGATGCCACGCCATGAATCGTGTCTCAGGGTTAGTTTGGATCGGGATGTGCAGGCGTGCGATCTTTCCTATAGTTGCGCCTGCCTCTTTGTCTGTTATATCTGCGTGCCTAGACAGCCCGCCATCTGATGCCCTAACTCTCATCAGGCGAACTCTCTGTGTCTCACATCCCAATAGCTGCAGGATTCTATGAACAGACGGGAACGAATCCCATGCTTCCGTTGGTCTGACTTTGTTGTTCATCAGAGCAGCGTTGTCCTCTTTCCATTTCTTTGACATCTCTGCTGGCTTAATGATGAACTCAGGATCGTTTGTGAAACCTTTGAGGCTGATTGCACTCCATGATTTGCGGATGTTGTAGGAACTGTAATGGTCTGCCCATCCATGATTCGGTGATTTCGCAACATAGTTCTCCAGATCAGACTTGACCGCTTGCAGCATCTCTGCATCAACAAATGTTGGGGTTAGCTTCTCTAGCGTTGCTTTATCTGATAGCGACATTGGATGGTTTGTGCGAACTATCTGGTTGTCTGTTTTGATCAGGATTGTTTTCAGCTCTGATGAGGCAGATACTTTTGATCCTAAACGCTTGAATCCGACTCTCTCTAGCTGCTGTAGTTTCTCGCTGTCCTCAGCGTGCGTTTCAATCCAGATCGTTGATGATTTTATTTGCTGCAGCCATTCGCTGAGTGTGCTGTCTGGGATCAGGCTGTTGAATGTCAGATGTTTGATCTGGAAGTCATCCTTAGACACATATAGCTCTACATCTCCGAAGCATTGTTTGATGCTGTTTCGTTTCGCTGTTTTGCCAGACATGAACGCAACGACTGTTGTTCCATCCTCAGCAAACAGTTCATACGCTTCATCATCTGTGAGCATCTGTGCGATTTCTGCTTCGTTTGGCATCCCGAACCTGCCAAATGCGTATGGTTTATATCTGTTGAACAGGCTTCTGATGTTTTTCAGGCGATCCAGAGCAATTCCCTGTTGCCACGATTCAAGATTCGTCATTGTTTGCTTCCTCCAACCACTGAGGCTCGTTCTCAAAACCCCATTCACCTTCACCTAATGTTTCTGTTGTTGCGAACGGATCGCCCTTAGCGAATATCAGAATGTTCTGATGGATTCGTGCGATCTTTCGTGATGCACCGAACATCCTTCCGATTCGCAACGCCCATGATCCACTGGATTGCACATAGACGCATTCGCTGTAATATCTCAGCCCTGCTGCTTCAAATGCGTTGATGGTATCGCCAACAAAGTTGCGGTAGTTGCCTTTTTCATCTCTGATTTCAGAGATAACCCAAACAGCGAACGAGTTATCAACGAGCATTTCTGCGCTGCGCTCAATGATCTTTGCGTATGCGACCATGAACTCGTCATAGGTTTTGAAGTTAGAAAGATCTGCTTCATCATCAGAGTACTGTTCAAGATCAAAATACGGGGGGCATGAGAACATCAGGTTGAACTTCTGTCCGAACTGGTTGAGATCAACAGTCAGGGAATCGCCATTAACCCACTCGCATGATCCTGAACCGTTGCCTATTTTCTTTAGCTGCTCTTTGTTCGCTTCAACTTGTTCTGCTCGCAGCTCAACACCCTTGTAGTTCATGCCTAGATGTGATGCCACGATTCCTCGCACCGATCCTCCAGCGAACGGATCAAGGATGTAACCGTTTTCAGGGCAATACCAGCGATACGCCAGCTCACAAATGACAGGATCAAAGACAGATGTTCCGTTGTACTGAGGTTTGTCGGAATCTGGAGAGTTCAAGTAGATTGCGCTGTTCGGAACAGTCAGGTTGTCGTTTCTGCCCTGTGATGAAAGGATTGTGTCAGAGAACTTAAGCAGGTTTTCGTTTCTGCCTACCTCTGATGAGATGCCAAGCTTCAACCACACATCTCTGCGTTCACGCCACCAACTTCTGCGACAGTCCAGAACAGAGAACGGGGCTATACCGAAGCGTTTAGCGATAGTGCCAGTAAATGCGCTCGTAGCGTAATCATCTGTAGATCCTTTGCCGATCTCAAAGTATTTGTTATCTGAAATCAGCACATCCAGATCATCACCATCAAACAAAGATCCGTCCAGCCCATCTACCGACTCTGCAAGTTCTTTCAACAGAATCTCTAGCCCATCATCGTTGTAGGAAGCCATGTCTGATGTTCTGTTATCTGCGAGCAGAATCCTCAGCGCATCTTGATCATTTTTCGTATCAACAAACGACACATCAATCTGTTCCCAACCAAGCGACTTAGCTGCTTTCCATGTGTGGTTTCCTGCAAGGATTTTCATAGTTCTGCGATCAACAACAATCGGTTTGAACTGCCCGTGAGCCTGCAAAGACTGACTGATAACCCCGATATCTCCTTGTCGCACATTTCGTGGATGAGGAGAAACATCATCAATGTTGAGCGTTTTTGTTTCTAATGTCATGCTGTTTCCTTAATCGTGTATTCGGCGTGGCTCATGGTGATCAGTTTCCCGTTCGGCTGCAAAGCGATCCATGTTGGGCTATCTGGATCACATAAACATCCGACAACATAAACTTTGTCACGGGCAACAGTCCCATTGCATTTGTGGCAAAGCAGTTCAATCATTTAGAGTTCTTGACCCTGAGACATAGCGACCTGAACACGCTCAATCATGGAACGCAGCTGTTTGATCTCATCCATCAACATCTGATTTGTTGCCTCAGTCAAAAGCAACTTGTTCCGTGCCTCATCTCTGTCCTCACGCAAACGCTCTATGGCAACCTGCATCTCATCTGTGCGTGCCTGCCAATGCTGCAGTTCAGCTTTCATGTCCTCGCTCATTTTTTCTTCCTCCGTTTTTCAATCTCTGCTTCTAAGGCTTCCACAGTTTGTACCAGCCTGTCCACCTCCATCTGCCCCACGCTGATCTTTCTCAGAAAGTAAATCGCACTCACTAGATCGTTCATGGTCACTGGTGTCTCCGTTCTCGCTTGCTTCTAGTTCCTGCGCCATCATTGCAGACGGGCGTTCCTTGCCTCAAGAGGGGGGAAAGACAAGGTGCGTGGCTTACCGCAGGAGAATTACAGCCTATCTATCGGCGTGGATTTTCACGCTTCTTAGCTGCTGCTAATGCTTTCATCTGGGTTCTGTGCCGTGCCTCAGTTTGCTGTTTGCCACTCAGTTTCCCGAAGTAGAAACCAGCAAAGTAGCAGCCTAGAACCAGCAAGCCGATTGAGAACAGTTGGAAGTCTGGGATATCGCTCACTAGATCTCCCCCCAACCCTGATCATGGCATTCCTCACACCACAAAGTTTCTGCATCCTCGTCTAACTGGTAATAGTTGATGATCTCACCTGATGTTCCACCTTCACCTGATTCAATCAGCACAAGCCCAACCGAGCACTTGCACGAGTCACATTTACCTTCCTGAACCGTGTGCTGCAGACACCATTCATAGCTGCGTGACAGTGGATCAAAGTTGAAGTGGATTGGGAACGGATCTGGCTCTGTTGTGAGCCATGCGTCAAATCCTCGCTGGCTCATGCCTCCACCTGCTCAATCTTGCAGAGATGAACCCTAGTTTCCCCTGTAGAGATCATAGAGCGCATGAACTCCCGTGCGCCTGTTTTGATATCCATACCTTCTGACGCTAGGTGCAACAAGTTGAACAACCATCCTGCAGCTGTCAGATCTCCCTCATCCTCGTTTTCATATCCCTCAACAACCACCACAAGTTTGACTTCAAACATTGGTGCTAGGTCATGTTCTATGAGTTCAATGTGTTCCAGTGT